AGCTCCTACGGCTACTATTGGTCCTCGTCGCCGTACTACGGAGGCGACAACGGCGCGGGCACCCTCGGCTTCTACTCGGGCTACGTCAACCCGCTGAGCTACAACGGTCGCGCCCTCGGCTTCAGCGTGCGTTGCGTGCGGGACAAAGAATAGTTCTTGAAAAGAAAAAGCCCCCGACGGGTGATATCGGGAGCTTGGGATTGATTAAAAGCCGGCCGGTAGTTGTCCGACTCCGTCCGACCGGACAAAGATACACAACTTTTTTAAAACGATACGATTATGGGATTGATTAAAAAGCCGTCTGAGCTTCAGGTTCAGACCACGATCAAAGCCCTGCTGTACGGACAGCCGGGCATCGGTAAGACGACCGACGCGCTTTCTGCGCCTTATCCGGTACTTCTGGACTTCGACAACGGCGTTCACCGCGTCAATGTCGCGCACCAGACCCCCACGCTTCAGGTAAGCTCCTACAACGATTTTCTCGAAGTGATGCAGAGCGGAGAGCTCGCTCCGTTCAAGACTATCGTGATCGATACGGCGGGCAAGATGCTCGACTACATGGGGGCGTGGCTGATCCAAAACGACCCGAAGCTGGGCCAACGGGACGGCAGCCTGTCCCTGAAAGGCTACGGAGCGCGCAAGGCCGAGTTTATCCGGGTCCTTAAATCGATCTCGATCATGGGCAAGCACATTGTTTTCGTGGCTCACGAGCGCGAGGAAAAGGAGGGCGACCAGAAGATCATCCGGCCGGAGATCGGAGGCTCGTCGGCCGGGGACCTGATTAAGGAGCTGGACCTGGTGGGATACGTTCAGGCCATCGGCAAGCAGCGGACGATCTCGTTCGACCCGTGCGAGAAGTTTTACGGCAAGAATACTTGCAATCTTCCCAGCGTCATCAACATTCCGAGGCTGATCGACGAGAACGGGACCGTGATCGCTCCGAACGACTTGCTGACGAACATCTTCAAGTCTTACCAAGAGAATCTCGAAAAGCGCAAGGAGGAAGTCAGGAAGTATAACGACCTGATCGCGCTGATCGACCGGAATGTCGAGGCTATCACCGATTGCGACAGCCTGAACGATGCGACGTCCCGATTGCGGGATTTCGAGACGATTTGGGATTCGAAGATTCAGGCATCGCGCAAGCTCGTGGCGAAAGCCGCCGCGCTCTCTTGCCGGTTTAACAAAGAGACAGGGAAATATGAGCCGGCCGCCTAAATACAGGATATATCCGTCGCTTCTCGACCGTTTTAACGAGTATCGTTACATCGATGCCGCTATCGAGAAGTCGTGGAATGCCGATAAGGCCCCTTCCGACGTGGAGGCGGAGATCGAACGGGGACTTCTCGACGCGATCAACCGCGTGCCGTCCGAGAGCGAGGCGGCCGAGCGCGGCACCTGCTTTAACAACCTTGTCGATGCCGCTCTTGCCGGCATGATGACAATCTCAAGCAACGCGGCCGACAAGACGGGGACCGAACTGATCCGCATCGATCATAAGTCGCGTATGGGCACGGCCTATATTTTCGATTTCCCGGTGGAGATCGTGCAGGAGTTCGTCGATTACTTCCGGGGAGCGGCCTCGCAGGTTTTCTGCTCGGGCACGCTCGAAACGCAGTACGGCGACGTGGAGCTCTACGGTTACATCGACGAACTGATTCAGGATACGGTTTTCGACATCAAGACGACGAGTCGCTACGAGTTCGGCAAATTCCGCATGGCTTGGCAGAAGGACGTTTATCCGTTCTGCCTCGATCAGATGGGTTGCCGCATCCGGGGATTCGAGTACACGGTAACCGATTTCCGGAATACCTATCAGGAGTGGTACGACTTCCACTACGACGATAGCCGGCAGCGGCTTCGGGAACATTGCGAACGTTTCATCGAGTTTCTCGAAGCGCGCCGGGATAAGATTACCGACAAGAAGATTTTCAATAACGCATAATTATGGCAGTATTAAAGCGACAGAACGTGTGTTTCGGTACGAAATACACGGACAACGCCGGGCAGGAGAAGACTCGCTGGGTGACTGTCGGCAAGGCATTCCACAGCGACCGGGGCGGCATCAGCATCAAGTTCGACACGATCCCTGCGGGCGGATGGGACGGCTGGGTGCAGTTGTTCGACGAGCGGGACCCGAATCAGGCTCCGCAGGGTTATAGCCGTCAGGGGGCCGGCCCGACCGGTTACGGACAGCAGGGTCCGGCAACGGCTCCGCAGGGGTACGCCGGCCAACCTTACCCGGCGGCCGGCCAAGCTCCTTACGGCAATCAGGGGACCGCCACCCGGGCGGATAGCCAATATTCGGGAGGCTATACGGTTCCCCCGGCCGATAATCCGGACGATCTTCCCTTCTGAAACCGGGCGCTATGAAATTCAGAGTCGAAAAAGCGCGGGACAAACAGGCCGTCATGGCTTACCTCGACCGACTTCCGGAGGGCAAGGCTTACGATGTGACCGTCGTGCGCCACCGCGAGCGGCGGTCGGTCGATCAGAACCGCCTGCTGTGGCTCTGGATCAAGTGCATCAGCGACGAGACGGGGCAGGACAAGGACGATCTGCACGAGTATTTCAAGCAGAAGTTTTTGGGGGTCGATACGAAAACGCTCTGGGGTACGACCCTGTACCGTCCCGTGTCCACCTCCGCTCTCGATTCGCTCCGGTTCACTCAGTATCTCGAACACATCCGGGCCTTCGCTTCGTCGGAGCTCGGGATCGAGCTTCCGAACCCGGAGGACCGGTTTTGGGATCAATTCGAACATCAGTACGACAACCAAATCTAAATCGTAAAACATGAAAGACTTATCTAACTACATTCCGGACGAGATCAAGTTCAATCTGCCGAAAGCGGCGGATCGCTTTCCTAAAGTGCTTTTCGAGGGAGCCGACTCGCTGGCAGAGATCGAGAAGCTGTTGGCCGACAAGTTCGTCGCGCTGAATGCCGGGCCGAAGGTCGTCCGCTTTCTCGACGCTTACGAGAAGCAGACGATGCGCAATAATTACGCGGAGCTGATGGAGGGCGACAAGATCAAGCACGAGACGGAGCTCGTGAAGATCGAGGCGGAGGCCAAACAGCGCGTCAAGGACGCGAAGGAACGCCTTCAGGCAACCCTGACCCGCATCGATAATCTGGTTAAAGAGGTCAAGGCCGGCAGCAAGGAGATCGATTTGCCGCAGGATACGACGTACCGGATCGCGGTGGATAACCATTACCTGTACTACACATGGGCGAACGGTCAGTTCAAGCTGGCCGACGTGTGCCTTATTCCCGAGTGGGAGCGCCGCGAATTGTTCAACATGCAGGACAAGAACGCGCAGGCTCTTTTCGATATGTTCGGCTTCGACTTCCGCAAGAAGGAGCAAGAGAATCTTTTGGACGAGGATATGGCCGAAGGCGACGGCGAGAGTGCCGATTTCGAGGACGACTCGGAGATCGGCGACGATAGCGACGAAACGCTTGAGGAAGAATAGACCATGTACCGGCTTCGTCCATATCAGCAACAGGCCGCCGACGTAGCGGTGCGGTATTTCAAGGATCGCACCGCTACGGCCAACGGTATTATGGTTCTTCCGACGGGCAGCGGCAAGAGTCTGGTCATTGCCGACATCGCCGCTCGGCTCGGCGCTCCGGTGCTGGTGTTCCAGCCGAGCAAGGAGATACTGGAGCAGAACTACGCGAAGCTCTGCGCATACGACATCCTCGAATGCGCGGTCTACTCGGCCTCCTGCAATAGCAAGGCTATCTCCCGTATCACCTTTGCCACAATCGGCAGCGTGAAGAACCACGTCGAGGAGTTCTCGCACTTCCGGTATGTGATCGTGGACGAGTGCCATTTGGTCAATCCGAAGGAGGGAATGTACCGCGACTTCTTCAAGGCGATCCGGTGTAAGATCATCGGCCTGACGGCTACGCCGTACCGCCTGTATTCGACGCGAAACGGCGCGGTCCTGCGCTTTATTACGAATACCAGCCCGCGCGTCTTCTCGCGCCTTCTGTTCTTCGTGCAGATCGGCTATCTGTTCGGGCAGGGGTATCTGGCCAAGCTGAACTACTACCGAATTCCGCTGATCGATCTGAACCGGTTGCGCAGGAATTCGACCGGGGCCGACTATACGGACGACTCCGTGCAGCGCGAGTATAGGCGCGTGAGCTTCAACGACGGAGTGCTGAATATCGTTCGGCGACTGCTTCGGGTGAATCGTCGGGGCATATTGCTGTTCTCTCGGTTCGTGGAGGAGGCTCAGTACATTTCCGACAGCCTGCCGGGTATGGCGGCTATCGTGTCGCAGAATACGCCGAAAAAGGAGCGCGAGCGCATCCTCGCCGACTTCAAGGCGGGACGAATCAAGGTCGTTACGAATGTCGGCGTGCTGACGACGGGCTTCGACTATCCGGAGCTCGACACGGTGGTACTGGCCCGGCCGACGCTTTCGCTGGCTCTGTACTATCAGATGGTGGGCCGGGCGATTCGTCCTCACCCGTCGAAGGCCGAGGGCTGGATCGTCGATCTGTGCGGCAATTTCAACCGCTTCGGCCGGGTCGAGGATTTGCAGCTCGCCTCTTATAAGCCGGGGACGTACTGCATACAGAACCGGACGCGGGTATTGACTAACGTGTATATGTAAATCATGGGACGACGATTTTACGATACGACTTTGATTTTGACCGGCAAAATCTGCCCTTACTGCGGACAGCCGACGGAGTATGTCGATAGCGCTGCCCTCTATCACGGGATCAGCTACGGGATGATCTACCTGTGTCGCAAGTGCGACGCTTACGTGGGCGTTCACCGGGGCACGGACAAGGCGCTCGGCCGGCTGGCTAACCGATCTCTCCGCGAGTGGAAAAAACGGGCTCATTACTATTTCGACCCGATTTCCCGTACACCGCTTATCAACCGGATATGGCCGAAATACATTCCGGGCATATCGAACCGGAATAAGGCTTACCGATGGCTGGCCGCACAAATGGGTATCGAGCCGGAAGTATGCCACATCGGCATGTTCGACGAATTTCAGTGCGAGTGCGTCGTGGCTATATGCAAGAGCGCATTGGTAAAAGCAGGAATTGAGTTATGAACTATATCGAACTGATAAACCTTTTTTGGCAAACACGACGTAGAGTGCGATTGTCCAGCGTAGAGGCCGACCTGTATTTTTTTCTTTTGCAGGAATGCAATACGCAAAACTGGGAGAATCCCTTTGAGTGTCCCAACGGGTTGATCTGCGTCTCGATCGGTATGAGCGAACCTACCTTGATCGATGCACGCAATAGATTACAGCAGAAAGGATTTATTGAGTTTGTGAAAGGAAAAAGGCGGGCTCAATCTCCGGTATACACTCTTTTAAGCTTAAATAATTTTAGTAAAAACTTTAGCAAAAACTTTAGTAAAAGCTTTAGTAAAAACTTTAGCAAAACACATAGCAAAACGGCCGATACACCTCTTATAGGAGAAAAACAAAAACAAAAACAAAAACCTCCTATAAGTCCTCCTAAATCGGAGGACGCTGAATTGCCGTTCGGAACTTCGGAAAATGGAAATTCGGGGAAACCGAATATTCCGGGCAAGCCGGAGATCGAGGAGATCGTAAGGTTCTACAACGACACCTGCAAATCGCTGCGTCCCGTAAAAACACTTACCGACAAGCGGCGGGAGGCTGTATATGCCCGGCTCCGCGAGCACGGCCGGGAGGCTGTTTTCAACGTGATCCGGGCCGCCGGCCGGTCGTCGTTTCTCGCCGGACAGAATACTCGCGAATGGACGGCCGACTTCGATTGGATTTTCAGACCGGTAAATTTCGTGAAAGTGCTGGAAGGCAAGTATGAAAACAAAGAAAAATCGCAACAGTATGGAAGCGAAAGCAATAGGCAGATTAACGAGCGCCTTGCCGTTCCGAGCCACTACGAGGTTTTTTAGGATCGGTCGGCCGGTGCAGGAAGTCCGGGACAATCTGCTGGCCATTTGCGGGCAGTTGATTGCCGGGAGCGGGAAAGCGGCTCGCTTCACCCCGGCGCACTACCGGGCTATCGACATCGCGGCCGGGTGGCTGACCTCCGGCAATACTTGGGGACTGAAGATCATGGGCGGAATCGGAACCGGCAAGAGTACGCTGATGGAGGCGATTCGGTTGTTCGTGAACGACTACATGCAGCGAGTTCCGCTTAGCGAAAGAGCGTTCGTCAACATCTTCCACGCCTCGGATGTGGCCGATGCTTTCCGGGCCGACAGCGATATATGTCCGATGTTCTTCCGTTACCGGACTGTGGCCATCGACGATCTCGGCGTGGAACCGACCACTGTCAAGCATTACGGGAACGAGATCATGCCGCTTGCCGATATTCTGCACCGGCGGGCCGACGAGCGGAAAGTTACGATAGTCGTGACGAATCTCAACAAGGAGTCGATCCGTGGGAGGTACGGCGAACGGGTGTACGACCGAATGCGGGACATGACGACGATTATTTTGGACGGACAGAGTAACCGGGGCAATCATGGATAGCGTTTTCTACATCGTAGAAGCCATTATCGAAGGCAAGCGCGCAGCGAAAAAGCCCCCGCTCATAGCCTTGTATACTGAAATCGACCGAGAATATTCGGGGCCCGATCTGCAAGGCGAGTTGGACCGTCTGGTCGATGCCGGAATGCTCGTTTGCGGGCCGACGGTCAATAGCACGTATTACAAGCTGAAGCCATGACCCACGCATCTCTTTTTTCCGGTGTCGGCGGCTTCGATCTGGCCGCAGAATGGGCAGGCTGGACTAACGTGTTCAACTGCGAGATCGACCCGTTTTGCCGGAAGGTTCTAAAATTCCATTTCCCTAATGCATTGCAATATGAAGACATCCGAACAACTGACTTTACCGTTTGGCGAGACCGTATCGACGTTCTCACCGGCGGATTCCCGTGCCAGCCGTTCAGCGTCGCCGGTAAGAGAAAAGGCACGGGAGATGACCGCTATCTCTGGCCGGAGATGCTTGGAGCTGTTCGGGAGATTCGTCCCCGATGGATCGTGGGCGAAAACGTTCCCGGAATTGTTGATTGGTCGGAGGGACTGGTTTTCGAGCAGGTGTGTTCTGACATGGAAAATGAGGGCTACGAAGTCCAACCGTTTGTACTTCCAGCTTGTGGTGTCAATGCCCCACACAAAAGGAATAGAATATGGTTTGTTGCCCACCGCGCAGACTCAGGGTCTGAAGATATGTGTCAAAGGGAAGACGGTCTTCATGCCTTTGGGGTTTATGCCCACGCCTACGGCATTGGATTGCGGGAGTGGGCGAATGAACCGGAGTCTGTCGAAGGGCGCGTCCGAGCGGCCGACATTAGCGCTTGCAGCGCGAATGGGGATGCTTCCGACACCGACAGCCAACGACGCGAGGAACGTTTCACTCCCGCCGAGTCAGGCCAAAAGAGATGGCGGAATGGTGAAAACGGCTATGCGGAGCGACGAATACCGGGCTGGAGCGGGTTTCCGACTCAATCCCCGGTTTGTCGCCGAGATGATGGGTTTCCCGGTGGATTGGACGGCATTACCTTTCCAAGTTGGTGCAGGGAATCCGTCAAAGCCTACGGCAACGCCATAGTGCCGCAGGTAGCGCTGCGGATATTCGAGACGATTAACGCTTACGAGAAATTAAGTCAATGATATGAAACTGATGACAGGATTAGGTATGAGCTACCTACAAACAGACGACTCTTTCCCTGAGTGGAGATACGGTCCGGAAAACGAATACCAAGAGGAAATCCGTCAACTGAAGGCAGAAATAGCCAAACTGAAAATCTGCCTCGACGAGTCGAAGCAGCGCGAGGAAATAGCCCGCAAGGTAATCGATGACAAGAATAGGGAAATTGAAAAATTGAGACGATTATGAAAACATTACGTGAAGTAGCCGAGGCACTGTGCCCGATTCGTTTGGGTGAGGATTACGATAAGACCATCTACAACATGATAGATAAAGCTTGCCACAATGAATGGATAGACGGGTTCATTACCGGCGCTCAATGGAGGGAGGATAATCCGGTTGCGGCCGATTCTGCGTCCGATCCCGAGTCCGACTCCATCGAGCTTTGCGGCCTGCTGTGGGACACAGAGAATTTGGCCATCGGCGGTTACGAGAAGGACGGCCGCCATTACTACACATGGCAGGAAGCAATCGATGCCGCGAGGTCCGTAGGTAAGCGCTTGCCGACCCGGGAGGAATTGAAGGCATTATACTATCTCAACTCGACATGGGACGACGAGCGCAAGGGCCGTTGGTTCGGGGGAAACCACGACTCGGACCACAAGGGCTCGCTGTTTCTCCCTGCTGCGGGCCTGCTCTACAGCAATAGCGGCGAGTTGGCCGGCACGAGCTCTTACGGCTACTATTGGTCCTCGTCGCCGAACTACGGAGGCGACAACTACGCGGGCATCCTCAACTTCGACTCGGGCTACGTCTACCCGCCGAACAGCTGCTATCGCGCCTACGGCTTCAGCGTGCGTTGCGTGCGGGATAAATGACCGCCTCACCCTCCAGTTATTAAGTAATTCTTAACAACTGAACCTTTAAAAAACATTAAACACTTTAAAGAATGAGCTATGAAAATGATCCCTGATGCAGACATAGTTTGGGATAAAAGAGAACAATCCCGCATCGAGGCCCAAATCAAAAAGCAGCAAGAGTTGAAGCTGATCGGAAGCATGAAGAAGGTACCGGGGCACACTCTGTTCTCTTTCAACTACAAAACAGGCGAGATCAAGCCGGCCGACGTGATTCGGGAGTGTGCGATGGGCTTTGACGGATTGCCTCTCTACAAGGAGAGAATAGTGGTGGAGAAGGATTGCTACTACGAACAGGCGTTGAATGTCAAGAATTTTGTAAAACGATTGAAAAGAAAGAGCTATGAAAACACTTGAGTTGAAAGATATTTGCGGCTATATGCCGTACGGGTTAATGCAAAAGCATTATAAAAATGTTTGTCCTTTTGCCGTTGAGATTCAGTCATATATAGGTGGATATGTGTTTCTCAAAATACCTCCCAAACATGGAAAGCCTCTTCTTCGCCCGATGTCCGACCTAACCAAAGAGATCACCCACGAAGGGGAAAGGTTTGTGCCGACTTTAGCATTAGATAAATTAAATTGTTTCCCTGTATCTGATACAGAGAAGGCGTTAAGGTACTACGACAAGCTCAATGAATGGATGTTCGACTACCGGAACCTGATCTACGCCGGACTGGCAATCGACGTGAATACCTTACCTGAAAATCCTTATGAATGATGAAAACACCAGAAGAAGCTGCCCGAAAGTACGCAAAGAAGATTTGGAAAAATGGCCGTACTTACAGAAGTAGGATAGGATATTCTGCTGAAGATTTCCTTGCCGGCTATGCCTCTGCGATAGCCAAAGTGGGCGAAGCCCAAAAATGGATCAGCGTAGGAGATAAATTGCCGGTAGTTGGTAAAAATGGGATTAGTGATATGGTTCTTGTGTTTGATGGTAGCTACCACTGTGCATCATATTGCAAAAATAAATATTATCCACAGGGGGCATGGTTTGATCCAGCGATGGATTTATCAATAGATGTCACCCACTGGCGACTCATAGAACTATTAAAAACTCAAGAATATGAAACGGATAATCAGACACGGCGAGCAATACGCTAATGCCATCTTTTTGAGAGAATGCTGCAATTGTGGCTGTCAGTTCGAGTATGAACGGAAAGACGTAGAAAAAATCTATTACGATCAGAGGGAGGGTTCGGAAATCTGGTACGTGGCCTGCCCGGAATGCGGTGATTTAACGGGATTAGATAAACCCGACCCGATAAGACACGAACAGCCGAAAGGCGAAAAACAGTGAGAATCATGCGGAAAATATATGTTTTTGCAGAAGACGAAGACGGTAATGCTTTTTATTCTCAAGTTGATGATAGAGAAGGTGTTGCCACGCTTATCGCCACATTGGTGTCTCAGTATAAGCCTTTTGTCCAAATCGAATCTGTCGGGCCTATCAACATTAAATTGAAACGTAACGATCAAAAACAGGGAGAATGAAAGGGAAAATAACTATTTCAGGGAAGGTTTACGAATGCGAGGTTCGCAATGGGGTAAGGTACGTCGATGGAAAGACTGTACCAGAATTTGCGAAGACTTTATCGCCTTCCGAATTAATGGACCTCGCAATCGTCGGAGCAATGGCGGTTGACGCAGAAAAGGAAGGTCGATTTATCCCGGCGCAAGAGATACTCAAGGGGATTCAGAAATCTAAAACCGATAACTAACAAAAATTGTAAATCATGCGCGAAATACTTTTCAGAGGGAAACTCTTATTCACTGGCGAGTGGGTGTATGGATCATACCTCCCTGATACAGACACACTTGATGAAAATACTGCTTACATTTTAACCTACGAACTTAACGATCCCGACTATGTATATGAAAAAGTCGATTTGGACACCGTCGGCCAGTACAC